TTTCCTCCAGATTCGAAGTTAGTCGGTGGCGTATCGTTTTTTCTTTGTGCAATCATTTCACTTTGCTGTGTACCTTGTATTCTTGTACGCTGATCTTTTCGATCTTCTATTTCTTTTTCTTTGTCTCTAGCGTTCTGAACTTCCATACCTTTAAGCTGCATGTTGTATTGGAATTCTAAAGCCATCAATTCTTTTTTAGCACCAACTTCAACACCTATTCTTTGCTGTTCAATTTGACCTTTTAATTGTTCTAATTGAGACTTTGTTTGAAATAAGGCTTGGTCTTTTTGTATTTCAGCTTGTGCTGCTACTTGTTGCGATTGTGCGTTTGCTTGAGCTTGTGCTTGTATATTTGCTTGCTGCTCTTGTTGTAATCTTTCTTGACGTTTCTTTTGTCTAACTTTCAATAATTGATTAGCTAACTTTATATTCTTAACTTCTCTTATATCGATTGCATCGGATAAATCAATTAATCCAGCTGATAGCGCTTGTTGAACATTGTTTTCTAAAAGTTGTTGTTCTTCTTCATCAGGTGTTAATTCTAAGAATATACCGAAATCATGTAAATGTAAATCCTTTAATTCATCTAAAGTAGCTACATTAAATCCTCCAATTTTTTGAATAAAAGATTCTTTTGCTGGGTGGTATTCAAGTATATCAGATATTCTTAAAGATAAACACTCCGCTGTTTCTCTTGTTAAATATAAACCTGCATCAAGTATATGTCTTGTCGCTGTGTTAGAATTAGCTGCTGCTAATTTTTGAACACCTACTAGAGCTCTTGCGTCTGGAGTGCTACCATCTCTCGCTTCATTTAATCCAGTTACATCTCTTATCATTTGAAGATAATAGTTATACGTAGATATAAGTGTTTGCAACTTTTGGCCACCACTTCCGGTCTGTACTTCTTGTATTGGTACTTTACCAGGGTTCATATCCCCCTCTTGTGTAAATGATCTACCTATTATAGATCCTGTTTGAAAAAACATATTAAGTGCTTCCTGAGGATTATAATTTGTACCATTACCTAAATCAACTTCATTTATACCGTCAGCATCTAAGTAAACACCGTCTGGTATCATTCTTTGTAATACTTGTTGTAGTTTTAAATGTGTTAATTGTATCATATCAGCAAAAGCAGTACAACGACTTACTATTGATTCTATTCTGCCTTGATACATTCTAGGGGCTGTTATAGCGTAATTCATTTTAACCTTACTACTATCGCTTTTTGGTCGCATCATGTTTTTAGCCATTTCCCATTTAAGCAATATATCAGTTCCTAACACCATTACACCCTCGTATAATACTTCAAGAGATCTAGACATTTTACCAAACTGCTCTTCATACATTTCAATAGGAGGATTGAATTGATCATCTCTTACTATTATTTTTGAAGCGCCTGTTGCAGTTTCTTTTACTTTATAAACTTCATTCATGTAAGTTTTATAATTAAAGTAAAGTATCTGAACTATGTTTTGATCTCTATTATTATTGTTTGTATTACTTATATTATTATTCCAAACACCATAATTTTGTGATCCTTGCGATTGTATCTGATCCATTTGCTCCTCAGATAGGTTCGGAAACTGCTTTTTAAGCTCGTTTAAGGGCACGAATTTAACTTCGCCTGCATAATATATATCTTGAAAATACGGGTCCTCTGTGTAAGAATAAATTAAATAAGCTGGATCAACATATTCTACAGTTACGCCCTCTGCTTCTGTAAAATTATTTTTAACAGCACCAATACCTAGAGTTGTTATATCATAATAATATCTTTTCTTTGTTAAGTCATATCTGTTTTCGTCAAACATAACACTCAAAGCTTCTTCTTCTGCTATTTCAATCCCTTGCTTATAGCTTAGTTGCATATGTAAATCTAATTCTTCTTCAGAGTCTGGCAATTTATCTGGATTGTTTTCAAATAAATTTATACCAAAATTTTCTTGTGCAAATACATTTAATTCTTCAGTTTGTAAATCTCTTATAATAGATTCCATATACTTGGTTCTTTTGCTAACCCCGTATGGATCTTGAGAATAAGCTGTAAGGTCAAAAGATCTATCAGCTATGCCATTAACAACTATATCTACAAACTTTGATAATATAGGTACTGGCTTCCAATCTAAATTAAGATAAGATAAATCGCCGTTGATAGACATTTCATCTTTATATTTTTGTATAGGCTGTTCGCCTCTTGCATATAGCCTTAAGCTATGGAATGTATTTTGATTACTTCTGAATCTAGTTACACCAGAGTTGTTCGAGAACCACTCATTCTGAATTGCTCTTCCAACTTGGAGCCCGTAGTCTCGTGACATCTTCTCAGAGTCACTTGCGACTTGACTTGGGAAAAAACTATTTACTACTCCTGCCATATTACTATTTTATTATTTTTGATGTTGATCCTTCGATTTGATACTTAGCAAATCTTAAATTAATTGGTGCTCTTTCCATTTTGATATTTGGTCTATATAAATCTTTATGACAAGCCATAATAGCAAGCCCTGAGCTAATAGCGGCATCAAATTTTGTTCTGTTATTTATATCGAATTTGGCCCAGTCTTGTAATGTTTCATTAAAATACATTGTTCCATATTCGTTTTGGTCGTTTAAACCTACGTGCTTATCTATATACATTTCAATAGCAGCGGCGTGGGCTTGTTTAATATCTTCACTTGAATTAGGTATTCCACCTATTTCTCTTTCGGTTACTGATAATTTGTTCCATAGTTTATCGGGACGATTCATAGAGTAACCTCTGTAACCTCTTCTTTTAAAATAATATAAAAGTCTTGGTTTGTTATTTTCACAAAGAAGTGGCATACCATAAAATACACAAGCCATTAATACATCTTCAAAAAACATTTCAGCTGTTTGTGGTCTTGCTACATATTCTAAAAAGAATGTGCTAGGTGGCGCATCTTCCATGCTAAACTTAGTTAATCCATGCAAAGCACCTTTAGATCCCCTACCGTCTGTTGTCCCTGATATATCATAACTATCACAGCCAAAAGCGCCTATATGTTCATTACCAGGCCATTTAATACCGTTTTTTGATATCTGTCTATTCTGTATATCATAATTAGGTATCCAGCTTATTAGAAATCTTCCATTTGGATTTGGTGAAAAAATTACTTTTGAATCCTTTATACCATTTTCCCATTGAAAACTACCCCTTGTTAAAACATTACTGTTGCCTAAGTCTTCGTTGTAATCTATTTGTTCGTATATTTTTGCTAAATTAAATATACTGTTTTTTGTTTCGTCCCTAAAAGCGTGCTCTTCTGTTCTTGGAAATTGTCTGTAAAATTCATTTAAAGCATCTTGATCGCCTTTTAAACCTTCAACTTCGTTATTCCAATGTTCTATTACTCCTTGGTCGATCTCATCCCCATGAGGCCCGACAACTTGTTCTTTTGGTGTGTCGAATACAGGTAACCCATAAGAATCAATGAATCCCTCGTAGTTCCATTCCATAGGTATGAACAAACTATATAATCCCGAGCGAGTCTGTCCATTGGCGTTTCTTTTTGTAACATCTGAACTATTATATAATTTCTTAAAATTTTCTCCTCCTTTGTCTAAAGCGTTTGATGTTGATCCCATCATACACTTACCTATTACTCTACTACCTAATCTAAGGGTGGTTTTCGTAACACGCCAGTTGTTGAGGATGTTGTTCGGCCTTTCCCACTTCCCCGATTCATCGTGGACGAGGAGTTTAAGTTTCTCCCCATCATAGGCGTTGTCGCCGGTGTTCTTCCAATCGATGGTCGTATCCAATCCTTCAAGCGTTTCTCTTCCGGATCTATCCTTCGAATCGAGTCCCCTCCTGGTAAATTTCGAGGCCGGGACCCTATACGCGAGTTCGGTCTTCGGGCGGTCCATTCCGTCTTGTATTGGTTTGAAGAAGAATGGATAATTAACAGAGATTGGTACCACCTTGTCAGTGAACATCTTCTTAGCATCCTGTCCAGATTTGGACAATACACCGAACCGTGAATCCGAGGATATTGTTGCAAGATTAACAATTTCAGCTGATGACATGAAAGAAAATCCAGATCGACGGTTCTTAAGGTAGCACATCCCATAGGATCTAGAATCGGCCCTGCAAGCTTCCCAGAAAATGAAGAATAATCTATTTGCTTCCCTAAAGTCTGGTTTCCCAACATCAATTTTGGACCACTGCAAGTACATAAAGTGAGTACCAGTAATGTAAGTATCCACACCCTTATTATTGAACCAGTGACCGTGTTCTCTTTTATTGAAATTTTCATCTATATATTTCCCCCAAGTTTTTTTAAATCCCTCAGGATAACCCCTCCAATCAAAAATACTTTTAATACCTTTTAATTGTTTAGGATATTCTTCAGGTGTCCATTTATCTGTAGCTTTACTAAGTTTACCAGGTGATTTAGGCAACGCTATTTTAAGATTTTGTATATTGTATATTTCGCCTATTTGTCCAGTCTTACTTATAACAACTATATCGTGTTCTTTGTTATAACCGTATTTCCATTTTTTACCTTTATTTAATCTAGATAAGGTAGTACGTTTTACCGGTTCTATAATTTCGTATAAAGTTTGTTTATACATTACTTAGATCTTTTTTCTGCAAAACCACCAAATGAAGTTGTTTCAATTTCTTTCTTAGGTTTATTATCAAGAATTCTTTCTTCTTCCTCAATACGGTTGAGTATTTCAAAAGCATCAAAAATCGCAAGCTTTTTGGTTGCGGCTGCGTTCTTTAATCTATCAGCAGATATATCATCGTCTGAATCAACAATATCTTCTTTAGCTACTTTTATAAGTTCTTCAACTGCCCTGTGCCCAGCCTGGATTATACTCTTCTTCGTTTCCTTGATGTTCATATTTGATTGTAATTGAATTGACGGGTACTCGGTATAACCTCTGCCCTTCTATTATAAATTCATATTCTGAATTTGGTCTAAACCCTATCAATTGCTCTTTTTCAAATTCACCATTTGAGTATTTTACAATACCAACTAATGGTTTTTCATCATTTACCGAAAACATTTTTGTTTCTTTTATAGGCATAACAAATACAAAACCTTCCAAAGCTCTCCATTCGTTATTTCTTTTATAAGCATATACTTGATCTGGTTGAACTAAATATACATTTTCACTTAAGTAATTTTTACTATCTTTTTCTTTACCTCTAACGTCTCTGAATCTTCTGAATACATTATGATGTACAATAACATCATCACCTTCTTTTAATTCTTTATATACTGTCACTAGTGGTAAGCTTAATACAGTGCCTATTCTATTCACATATTCGTGATTTTGTAACTCTGTATTTAATAATAGTTCTTGTCCTTCTATATCTTTTTTTCCAGTTGACCTACTACCCTTTGGTTCAACTAAATAATTAAATACACTGTGCATTTACCATGAAAGATCATATTCCACGGATATAGACATGTTTTTGTTGAAATCTTTCCACGGCATTAACATATCTTTTTTTGTAATGTAGATAGAGTACTTTTCTTCTTCCTCTACAATATGGGCTATAGTATGACCGCCATACACTTCCTGTCCAACAGCATAGTGCATAGCGTCATTCTTATAGTCTTTTCCAACACTGATTTTTCTAATTACTTGCTGGGACATCTTGTTCACTAATTTCCCCCGTAGATAAATCAATATTAACTGGTCCGTATTCTTTTTCTAAATCAGCTTGGAGCTTTTGTAATTCACTAACTACTCCTTGTAATTTAGATATTAATCCAGCTTTATGGCCTTCAATACCACCAATTTGCATTTGTATTTGATTTTGCTTATTTACTGTTTCTTGCAATGATTTTAATTGCTCTTCAGAAATTGACTTTACTTCTTTGTGATCTACGTCTACTGTTTTTAATTTACTCATAATGATTTAATTTAATTGTTTGGTTTTTGTTTATAAGGAAACGCTTTGTTTAACATTTCTTTTCTATTTGCGCATCCGCAATCGCCAGGTAGTTTATCTACTAGCTTTTTAATCCCGGTTGCTTTGGTTATTTTTTCTATGGTATCCCCTAATCCTTTTGATTTCATTTGATAAATATATTAATAATAAAATTAAAGGTAAATTTAAATGTGGCTCACCACATAATCCCGTTATGTGATCTAGCAATTCCATTTACGTCTCGCTGCTTTACCTCTTTCACCAGTCCAGCCTCTTGATCTTGCGCAAAATGATTTACGTCTTTTTGCCGCTTTACTATCTGGATCTAATTTTGATGGAGGAGTTGTTACTGCGGTTTTTAAATTACCACCAGTTTTTTTATTGTAATTAGCAACGCCTTTGGCTGTCATTCCGCCTCCAGCATCTTTACCAGTACCTCCGCCTTTTTTAACTTCAGCATAGTTACCAGATTTTTTATTACGCTTAGGTGCGTACGATTTTGACTTTGCCTTTTTAAGAGGACTTGCGTATCTCTCAGTCGTCATTAGAGCTGGAGAACAAGGTTTCATTTTGAATGCCATTATTTAAAGTAGTTTTTCTTCATTGGTGACTTTGATTTAAAAAAGTTTGGAGAACTTTTTTGGTTCGCGGCTCTAATTTTTTTAGCTTCTATTTCTTTTTTATTTCTTGCGTCTTGCTCCTCTTTAGTTAAATCTCCTTTTTCTAAATTTCTTTGTGTGCTTTTAAATGTTCCTGTTTTCAATGGGTCTTTACTCATTTCA